GCAGTCTGTGCTTGAGTACATAAGGGATCTGTTTTGATTTAGATACTTGATATCTCAAACGGATACAACCAAAAGTTATTCAAAATTTTCCTCGTGGGGAAAAGAACATAGGAAAGTGGATGCGAACAAAAGACGAAATAAGAAGCAACGATTATAAGGCAATTGGAGAGATAGCATTGGTACTATTAGTGCTTTACATTCTATTCTAAATGTGTTATAATGAATCATAAGGAGAAAGTTATGCTGAGAATAGGAAAAGAGGAGTTTCATGGAGAAAATGATGAAGAACCCTCTAGTAAATACAATCAGCAAATGGATGTTTAGACTTTATATACTTTGGTCTATCTGTGCTGATATCACGATTATTGGTGGATTAGTGTACTATTTCTTTTTCTACTAAATAGGTATGAGTACACTCTAACGAGGAATACTCGTAGAGTTTATTCGAATTTTTAGATTTAAAAGGAGAATACTTATGGCAACTGCTATTGACTCGAAGGCGAAGGCCTTACATAGACATCTAGATAATCGTATCGAGAATCTAGAACGAAAAAATTATCATAATCGAGAACTCATCACAAACCTCAAAAAAGAAAAATTAAAGATTAAAGACAGACTCTATACACTTTCTCTACAAGAACAACGAAAGTCGAAAGAGGAACAACTCGATTTATTTTCAAAAGGAGAGACAACAAAGCATGCTACATAAAATAAGTGAATTTGTGAATCGTGTCAGAGTCATGAATGACGAAGCACAAAAATTGTATAAAATGAAATACGATATACCAAAAGCACCTCAGATTGAAATAGACAATCAAATACAACAGATACAGAGTATGGCATTAAGTATTGCAAAAGATACCTCTGATTATAGTCGTGTCGAGGATGCATAAGAATTGAGCTCGAGCTCATAGAGGTGGCGTAGGGAGACTGAAACCACCTCGAAAAAAAAATCTTGGAAAAAATCTCTTATAAATATTCAGTAATATGGTCAAAACATTTAAACAAGTAGAACAAATAGATTGTATCTGTGAAGAAACTTATCAAGACTTAGAAATCACAGAAGCAGAATATCAAGGTAAGAAGGTCAAATTGAATGACCCTATTCGTGGTGGTTCTAAGAAATTCTATGTTTATGTAAAAAACAAAAAAGGAAACGTCATCAAAGTTTCTTTTGGCGATACGACAGGTTTATCTATTAAACGAGACGACCCTGCTCGAAGAAAGTCTTTTCGTGCTCGACACAATTGTGATACAGCAAAAGATAAGACGACAGCAAGATATTGGTCATGCTATCAATGGCGTGCAAACGCTCCAGTCAATAACTAAACAATCATAAATAACAGTATAGATGATGACACGCAAGTGAGCGAGATATCAAAATTTTAATACCTCAAATTAAGGAGAAAAGTATTATGTTAAAATATATGACTGCCGTTCTGGCAGTATTCTTTACTACAGCTGTTTTTTCAGCTGAAGTAATACCCTATGGATCTTTTAACTACAAGTGGTCACATGACGAAAACGCTTCTGGCGTTGCATATGACAAGCTTGAAGATAATGGTTCTAAAATCGGCATTGATGTAGTTGATGTCGGTATCGAAGGACAAACAATTACAGGTTTTGCATTATTAGAAGTTGGTGTGGACACAGATGATTCTGGTTCGAATACTTTTGATTCAAGACTTGCATATGTAGGTGCTTCTACTGAAATAGGCGATGTATCAGTCGGCCGTCAATCTCACCCTTATACAGACAATGTTGCTGAAAGAGCAAGTATCTTTGAAGTATATGGTGGCAACTCATCATTCTCATATGGTTCTAGAAGTTCAAACTCATTAGTATATTCTAACGAAGTAGGTCCTCTATCTATTGACGCTATGACAATTGTTGATGGTGCAAATGGAGAAGATGGCATTGACGCATACGAATGGTCGGCGTCTGCCGATGTTCTTGGAAGTAATGTATCAGCAGGTTATGTTGATGATATTACAAATGACATTTCATATTATGGTGTAAGTGCAACAACAAGTTTAGAACAATTAACAGTATCGTCTAGTTATACAATCAAAGACGCTGCTACTGATTTAACTGCTTGGGAAGTTGCTGGTAAGTTCAGTCTTTTATCTGTCGGATATGGCGATAAAGAAGGAACAGGTACATACAAGACAGTCGGTCTTTCGAAAGGTTTTGGAAACGATTTATTAGTATATGCTGAAACAGAAATGGCTGCACCTGAAGGTGTTGGCGAAGATACACAATCGTGGTCTATCGGAACTAAGTTCTCATTCTAATTTTATAATTTTGCTAGTATCCCCTATTTTTTAGGGGGTACTACGCTATCACTTGACCCCTAAACACCGCCTGAGCGGCGGCCTAGACGGTCTTTTTCCTAGTCATTAGTGTGTTTTTCTTCATTTACACACTACATCTATAATTCTTGAATTTTATAAGTACTCATGTAAGTCCTTCAGAAACCCACCTAAGCTAGCTTGGAGCGGAATGAATAAACAACAAAGAACATGGTTCGTACTATCTAAACTACCACCAGGTAGAAAGGTAAAGATAGATACTTATGAATATGAAAGTCTGGCAGAGGATATACTACAAAATAAAATATCTTATAATAGTATGATTGAAATTTTTAATGATAAGATATACTGGAAGTGGTTTCAAAAAACTTATATTGAAAGTGTTGACAAAGTATAGAATACTAAAGTCGATACACAAATCGCATAAGTGCCTCCTATAAAAGCAGCAGTATCTTCTTTCTCTCGTTTTGTTAATTTATATTTTCTCATTCGTAAAATATTTAGAATAAGATTTAGATAGAGTTGTCTTAAATCAATTGTCATTCTGACAATCCTTTGTTTTTTTTAATTGGTCGGAGTGGCAGGATTCGAACCTGCGGCCCTATCGTCCCAAACGATATGCGCTACCAGGCTGCGCTACACTCCGTCATTGTGGTTTTAATTGTTGTTATATTTTTCAGACATCACAGACTTTAGTTCATATGAAGTTTCATATTCCGTAGGTTCTTTTGGTGCAACTATTTTTGAATTGCATTGATAATGGTCTTGTGATAATTGTATAACAGCGTAATGAATAACTTTGAGAAGGTCGTTTTTATTACGGCCTTCTTTCTTGCCGTATCTCTGAGCATACTTTAAAATATTGCCCATACAGAAACCTGTACCATGACCTTGGTCTATGATAATTTCAGTTGCCTGATAATTTTTAGTTTGAGCATAATGTGATTCATATGTTTTATTAATATAATCCATTATATCATTTACAATTTTATTTTCGTTAAACTTATAATCTATTGTCATTTTGTTCTTGTCTACCTTTCACTATATTTTGTTTCATTATTAATTTTTGAGCATTAGACAATTTAGGATTAATAAATTCTCTAACTTTGTTTTGTATCTTTGATGGCGATAAACCAAGCATAGTGCAATAGTTAAGAAACGACCAATGATGTTCACTTTCATTGTTCAGTATCCAGTCGATTGCTTCAACTTTATGTTTTAGATACCTGGGTCTTTTACCCATGTACATGGTATCTTCAACTGCTTGAGTTAGTATTGCCGTAATAAATCTTTCTTCACCTGTCATTATATATCCTTTTCAATTTGAGAGAAGTATGCCCAATATTGGTCACCGTTCTCAGTTATATATCCGATAGAACCATTATAGCCCATATCAGTATCATATTCTTGTACTTGTATACCGTTCTCGCCTGCAGGATCATTTGTCGTTAGGGCAAGAGATATATCAGTTATCTTACCTTCTCTTGGTAAAACATTTCTAGTATTCACAGATACTTTATCATCTATTTTAATTAACACTCATGACCTCCTGTAAATTAGAATCAATATTAAAAGAAAGTTCACTTGCAAGTTTAGGCCATTTAGACACAAAAGTATTTACAAATTTATCTCTTTGTTCTTCATTCATAGTGGCGATAACCTCAACAAGGTTATCAGCCAAAACTTCTTCCATAGGATCTTTAAATTCATCACTTATACTCATAACATATTTTCTCCTTTTCTATTTTAAGTACAAAGGTCCTGTCCATTGTATAGGATAGTTACCCTTTAGAACATTACCTCTTGGTTGATTAAGTGCAGGTGCAGCCCATCCTGCAGGTTTTAAAACATCACCTTTTTTGAAATGTTTAAAATCTTCTTTCACTATAAAAGCAAATACGGATCTATCGTAGATAATCTTGATATATTTTTTACCCTCTCTAATAGTAGTTTGAGATTCAAAATTAGCAATTTTCTCTTTAGTGTAATCAGATTCGTTTCTGCCCATTCCTTGAGCATAATCTTCTTTAGCACCAGCCATCATATTTGTGATACCGTCTTGTAGAGTCTCGGCAGACTTTGAAACATTAATCATTAAGCAGACTCCTTTTCTTTGTAGATTTCAAGTTCAGAATCTAGAACCTCATCAACATTGTATTCATCAATACCGACAAGTTCGATACCTTCAACATTTGATAATTGTTCTTTTGCAACATCATAAGAAATATCGCCTTTACAAAAGTTAAGTATGATTGCGTCTGATTCTTTTTCAGCACAATCCCAGTAGTAGTTTTTAGTTTTTGACATAATTATATGTTCTCCTTTTCATTATATTGTAATTTGATTGCAACTATCATAGAAGCAATACCCACGAAGGTAAAGATAAAAAATCCTAACCAGTTATCATTCATAGGAACACCGTTGTATCCGCCGTCGATACAACCAACGGCGAATATTAAACTCATGATACCTGTAACGGTAAACAAAGTAGTCATTAAGCAGCCTCCAACATAGACATTGGTACACGATATTGTCTACCTAACATATCGACAACACATCTAGATTGATTAATTTTGACAATCACGCCAGGAGTTTTCTTAGTCTTTTGAACAACAAATACATTTTGCCCAACTGATAAAGAACCTTTAGCGTTTGCAACCTTAACAGATTGTATAAATGATGATAATTCATTTAACTCTGTAAGGGTCATATTCATAATTTCTTTTTTTACATTAAAGTTCATAATATAGTCTCCTTTTTTATTTAATATACTCATATTATACACTAAATCGAGATTGATTGCAAGAAAAAAATGGATTATTCCATGGAATAAAACCCTTATTTTTCAACGATTTAAGAGGCGCAACCTGACGCACACTAAAAACCCTTATTTTCTGCGATTTTTTCATAATATACACATATTATACTTGAAAAATCACTAAGAGTCAAGAAAAAAATGGAAAAAAACCCATAAAAATACTCAATTTATGTTGAATCTAGTTCAATTTACTCGATTTTGTTCTACTTTTGTTCTAATGTAGAGATTTTTTCGTTATTTCTGATGAAAAAATTGAATGTTTACCGTTTTTTACCGAATCGATTGCAACATTTAATATTTCTTCGGTATTTTCCTCTCCTAAAGAAGCAACATAATAATCTATGGCTGTTTTCAGTATCATGGCAAGTGATTGTAAGGTGTGATTCGGATATTTTGACAATAATTCATGCAAATCATCCTGTACTTTTTTCATTATAATTATATCTTCATCCATAGTCTCTATTATACAATATTTTAAACGGTTTGTAAAGCCTTTATAAATAGTTTATATAAAAAACAAAGGAAAAATCAAATGTACGAGTATAAATGCAAAATTAGAAAAGTTGTTGACGGAGATACCGTTGATATTGATATTGATTTAGGTTTCGGTGTCTGGCTCAATGATGAAAGAGTGAGAATTATGGGCATTGATACTCCAGAATCAAGAACAAGTGATAAAGTTGAAAAGATTTTTGGCTTGGCTGCTAAAGAAAGAGTAAAACATCTACTTGGCGAAGGTGCTACTTTAATATCTAAAGTTAAAGGTGATGGTAACGAAGAAATGCGAGGCAAATTTGGTCGTATTCTTGGTGATTTTAGAACACCACAAGGAGACATATTAACTTCTAAACTTATGGAAGAAGGTCACGCTGTTGCTTACTCTGGTGGCAACAAAGAAAAGATTCAAGCAAAACATTTAGAGAATAGACAAAGATTAGTCAACGAAGGTAAAGTTAATGTTGAAGGTATGAAAATAACTAAACCAGCATTAGTACAAAAACCAATCGTTGAAGAAGAGGTTATTGAAGAACCTGCTAAAAAAATTAAAAAGAAAAAAACATCTAAAAAGAAATAGGAGAAAGTATGAAAATTTTAGAAATGTTAGGATTTGGCAAAAAGAAAGCAGCTGAAACAGTTGCTAAAGTCAAAAAAGCAACAAAGAAAAAAATTAAAAAGAAGTCTGCAAAGAAAAAATAATGAAAGGTGAGTATATTGTAAAAATAGGAACTTCTTTTTTAGAATTTTCTGATAGTAACGATATACCAAACGAGTTTGACCATTTAATCAAATTCGTACCTGAAGAGCCGCCTGAACCACACACTCAGGAAGACCACGACTACATCAATACTTTTAATGACAGATTTCAAGAAGTGTTTAAAAGAGGAAAAGAATGCCAGCAGTAAC